CTGTGCCTCACCGTTATTCTTGGCTTCCTCAATACCACTGATTGTTACTGTGGCCGCATACTGACCCCACGAATACTCAGCAGCCGAAATGCCTGTCTGAGCCGTGATGTCAATAGTATCCGTACCACTGTATGAACCAGCAGTTGAGTTTGTCCCATAAATGATTGGGACTACAATGTTCGCACCACCCGAAATACGCCGAATCGTCTGACCGTTCGTCAACGCATAGAACAAAGGCCTTGCGTTAAAGATGTTGTCAGTTAGTTTCGGGATGTAGTTCTTGAGGGTGGTGGACAGTATCTGATCAAAATCGGCGTTACCCGCCATGATCTGTCACCTTCTCTCTGTTGTTTAGGAAGTCAGAGAACGCTTAGCGTCCATGAACGCCTCACGGATACTGGAAACCACCTTCACCGGTTCGGTCGTGGAACCAGCCTGCTTGGAACCCGAAGGTTCCACCACGCCAGCGCCACGCTTCGCATCGGTGCGCTCCTGATCCTGTTCCAACTTGCTGGCTTTCGCGGCTACAGTGTCATACCGCATATGTGTTAATGCGGCTTCCAGATTGCCGATCTTGTGCGTCAGCGCGTGTTGGTACAAGGCAGGAGCGTCAAAGTCTCCGTAAGTCTCCTTGAGTCGATCTACCTGCTTCTCTACCTGTTGTCGTCGTTGTACCCGGTCCTGCTGCTCAAGACGGGCTTCCAAGGAAGCGATTCGCTGCTCACTAGGGTCCGGTTCATCCCACGGGTCCACTGGTCCCGTCGGTTCACTGGTTGTCCTCTCAACACCGAATGCGTTACCTAAAGCCTCTAGTGTTCCCGCCGGATCTGCCTCCAACGAGTTCACAATCGCCTCTGCTTGCTGTAACCGACCACGTTCGGATGCCAACTCCTGCGTCTTACGTGTGTAATCCGACTGGCGCTGGTATCCATCCCGAAGTTCATCAAGGCTGACCTGCTCTTCGACGCCATCCACCTTTATGGTGTAGCCGTCGCCGACAGGTTCCTCTAGAACCCCTACTGAAGAATCTGGGCTGTCCGCCGCAACGGTTCCGTCAACATCTTCATCCATTATTCTGTTTTCTCCTCGGAGTCCTGAAGGTTGCTCCTATGTATTAGGGACTGCTGTCCCACTTGCTTACGAGAACGGAAGGTCTACACCCATCTGTCCTTGAATCTGTGCCAGCAACTCCGGCGGTACCCCACCAGTCGGGGAGAACGCCCCCTCAGGCTGCCCCACAGGCATCCCCGGCGGCATCTGACCCGCCCCGGGACCGGCCCCCGGTGCCGCCCCCTCAGGACCGCCCTCACCGGGAACCTGCTGGGGTTGCTGCTGCATCATAAACTTGTCCGGGTCCTTGATTCCGAAACCGTTCACTAGAACATGCTTCGCCAATGCTGCCGGATCAATCACCGTACCCACCAGTGGGGCCATAGCGTTCAACAGTGACACAGCCTGCTGCTTGCGGATCGTGTCGTTCATCGGTTGGGTTGAACCCGCCTCAACAGAGAAATCGTATTCGCCCACAATGTCATCCCGGCCATACGGCACAAACAGGCTGCCACCCTTGTCGGCGACCTGAGCCATCTGCTCCCCGGTCATAAACTGCTGCATCAACTGGATCACCCGGCGACCAATCTGAGCGATAGCCAACTCTACAGTCGCCAACTTGTCGGCAGCCCTAGCGTTACCCGCATCAGCAATAATGCTCGCTTCCGTCGCTGTGCGACGAATCTCCGGCATTTGACCACGCGCATACTCCGACACGCCCGAAACCGTGTTGATGTCCCCCTCAACGATCTCCGACATGTTGTAGATTTCCGGCGACAACGGTGTCTGCGGCATCGGAACAACCGTTTCAATCAACGGCTTGTTCTCATCCACCACCGGCACCAACCGGCCATCCTGATCCGATTCCAGAGCCTCACGGCCCTCCGGCCCAAACGACCGCTCGTGATACAAGTATTTGCGGGCGTAACGCTTCCGGGCATTCATCATCTGAGAACGCGTCTTGTCCAACTCCAGTTGTAGAGACTCCAAAGCCTCCAAATCCCCCATGGGGTAGAAGAAGTCAGGCACGTCATAGTTGCGCATCATCACAAACGGTTGACCGTACGCATACGGCATCACAATCGGGTCGATCAGGAACTGATCCCCCGACTGAGGCAACACGCTCAACGTGTTCTCCAAAATATCGTAGTATTCGTAGACCACACACCGTTCCTCGGTGTCAAGGTACTCTTCCTGCTGCTGCCGGGAAGTAACCGCATACATCGGGTACAGCAACGAATCGGCGGAAAGATTCTTACGCACCGACGCCTTGTAACGCTTATCGGCCTGCGCCTCCTCCAACGGTCGAACGATACGCTGCGCAATCCACTTGGCGTCCTCAAGGCAGGTCGCCTCCGGGTCAACAAAAATGTCGAACGGTGAAATACGCTCCACAAACGGCTGGTCTTCCACCACCATCATTGTCGTCTGCGGAATATTGGCCGCCATCTCTTCATCCGTTGGCAACCCCCCAGCCAATATCGGATCCTCGGCAGCGAAAGCGTCGGCCTCCATCAAGGCCTCTTCCAGCATTTCGTCACGCTCTCCCTCACCCAGCGAGCGTTCCTGCTCCAAAAACTTCCAACCAACCTTGACCCAACTGTGGCCGAAGATCAAAAAATCCTTTACAGCACGCCGAAACGGCTTGCGGAAGTCGTGATGCCGCCACAGATGATTCACTACAGCCTCAACAAAGGCTGAACGGTCCTCATTCTCCTGCGAGTTCGGTATCACCACAATCTTGGGATGATTCACCGACACAGACGGGGCGATGACGTTAATCGTGCTGAAAGCCAGATTAACGGTAATCATGTCTTCGTTGCTGCTGGCCCCTCGCGGCCAATGCCTGCCCCGATACAGGTCAGTCATGCGCCGCCACAGGCTGTCATAGCCCATCTCGTCACGCCACCGCGCGCAGGCATCTAACCGGCGTTTAGTGCTCTCAAACTGGTCGGATCTGCTTTTCCGCGCCACTAGAAGTACACTTTATCGGGCAGACGTTCGATGTTGCGCCCGTTTGCCTGTGCTTCCTGCATCGTTTTCTGGCCGCGTTCTTCCCGACTCAGATGCTGCTCGTCGGGGGGCAACATGGAGCGGTAACCCACTCCAGTTACGAACTTGATGCCATGCAGTTTCTGATGCCATGCCCACAACTCATCCAACTCGGCGCAGGTCAGCGCCCCCCGCAAGTCCACAACATAGTCGCGGAACTCACGGTAGGACGCCTCCCGGGGGAGGATCGCCACAGTTAAGGGCGCTTAGTGTGCGGTGCAGCGTTATGGCCCTTCAGGTCCGGCTGTGGCTTCGACGGCTCAACCTCGCCCGTAACCCCATGCTGGTTGAGGGGAGTCTGTCGTACCGTAACCTCACCGTAACCACCGGTCTGGTTGGCGTACTTCGGGTCGCTAAACCGCTGCTTCGGTGAGTTCGGTGCTGCCGGTTCCCAAATCGGGTTCGACACCACAGAACCGCCGCGTTCCATCCTGTTGTTCTTACCTGTTGCGCCATCAATGGTACGTGTACCGTTGGTGTGCGAAACGAAGTTACCTGATGCTGGCATAAAACCTCCAAATAGTCTCTATTGCATAGTTCAGACTGTCCCACGGACGTTATGTGCGCCTATAACGAAGGGATCGACGTTATCGTCCGTCTTCCCGGCAAGCCGCGCCCACCAGTCGATTGTCCAGTAATCGTCCACTTTTTGCACGAACTCCGGCATGAAAGCGTACTGGCGCATCTCATTCGCCAACGCCAACGCCATAACACGGTCATCATGCGGAGAACCGCTCATAGATCCCCGCTCATTGCGCGTATACGTCCTCAACTCGGCCAAAGTGAACCTGTCGTGGATAATCAACTCGTCAGACCGCAGCGCCATCCCCAAATCGTCTATCAGCAGCGGTTTCGTCGTACGAGTCGTCTTCCAACCAAACTCCAACGATATCCGGGTCGTGGCCTGATTCAGACTGCGTTTGCGGAACAGATTCGGGTGCCCCAAGTGCCGCAACTGCACAATCGTCGTCAACCCATGATTATTTGACTCCACACACGTTAAAGCACTATTGTACCACAATGCCAGCATGAATACTTCGTTAGCCAACGTATCGGGTGGAATATGCCCATGCCAGACCGCAACCTGCTCCCCGGTGCGCACATCCAACACTTGAATACACGAATAGTCTCCGTGTATCAGCCCCTCCGCCGTATCAACCCCGATACAGTACGGTTGATGAGGTTTCGGTTCACGCCAAAC